CTCGCCAAACGATTCACCAACGCACGATCAGCTTCAGCACATCATGAAGGTTGGGGAGGAGGCGAGCCTGCTACTGCAGAGCCCGATCTACAACACAGCCTACCAGCAGTTGATGAACCAGAAATTTCAGGACTGGCTTGCATCGAGCCACAAGGAGGCACAGAAGCGCGAGAGCCTGTACATGCAGGCGAAGGGGCTGGTGGAGGTCACAGACCTGCTGGCAACCGCCGTCGAGGACGCAAAAAGGGTGCAGCACGACCTAAACACACAAAATGACCCAACTCGGGCAGAGCAGGAATACCTGAACGAGCAGGGTTTTGGGCTTAATTTCCAGTAGTTGTATAACTCATAGCGGAGAGTACAATGTCAGATGAAAATGCCGTAAAAGCGGGTATGGCACCGCAAGAGTCTTTTGCACAGCGCAAAGCCAGTCAGCTCAGAGAAGAGAGGCTTGCAGCGGGCGAAGTAGAAGACCGCCCCATCAGCCGAGAAGACCCCGACTCAGGGACACCTTCCGATGATGGAATCAGCGAAGACGTGGAGGAGAACGAAGGTCTCTACGCGAACGAAGAAGCCGACCAAGAACTGGACGACTTATCTGAGGCCCTCGAAGGCGAGTCACCCTCAGACGAAGACCCAGAGGAAGAAGGCAGAAGCGTTGACTGGGAGAAGCGTTACAAGGACCTGCAGAGTGAAACGCAGGCAATACGCGAATCTCGCGGCGAGATGGATCAGGAGCATGCCGAAACGATGTCTGGCTTGCTCAAACTCCGTTTCGAGGTGGAAGACAGGCTGTCCGAAGCTTCAAAGCGCGCCGAGTACATGAAAAATGTCATGGCGGGCAATGCGCAGCAATTCCAGAATATCGATTGGTCGCAGGTTCCCCCTGATAAAGTTCAGGAGGTGCAGGCTCAAGCCCAGCAAGCATTAATGATGTCCCAACAGGCTGATAATGTTTGGCAGCAGATATCTCAGGAAGAGTCGCAGCAAAAAGAAGTTCTCAAGCAGCGAGAGGCGGCGATAGCGAAAACACGCCTACGTCGAACCATCCCGAATTGGTCTAATGAGACCTACGGAGAGATTCGTGATTTTGCCGTGCAGGTTGGCATGCCTGTGGATAGTTTCAACGAGATCACAGACCCTGTGATTATTGAGGCACTCCACGCTTACAGGCAGCTCAGGAACGGCTCCCAAAAAATACAACCAACCCGAAAGTCCCAGGCTCCACGGGGCAAGGCGGCAAGGCGGCAACCGCGAGATGATCGTGGTAAGTTTGCGAAGAAGCAGGTCCAGCCTAATCAGCGAGGATCATTCGCAGACAAGCATGCCCACCGCCTCCGTATGGAGCGACAGGGACGCTGATTCCAGACTAAACGGAGGATACACCCATGGCTGGATTTGATACTTACACTCAGCTTCGACAGGCTGAGGACGTGCAGGACGAGATTTACAACATCTCTCCGATTGATAACCCCGTGTGCAGCATGAGCCGCACTATCCAGGCGACTGGTAAGATTCACGAGTGGACCGAGGACATCCTTCAGCCGACTGCGAAGAACGCAGCCGTTGAAGGTGCTGCTGCGGGCGCTGATGAGTCACAGCCCGTCACCGAGCTGCAGAACTACTGCCAGATCATGACCAAGGTTGCCGAAATCACTGGCACCATGGAAGTGGTTGACAAGTACGGTCGTGATTCTGAAATGGCGTACCAGCTTGAGCTGCGTTATGGCGAACTGGCCAATGACGAAGAGTCTGCGGCGGTTGGCGATGCTGGCGGCACTGGTCGGCAAACGGCAGTGGCTGGCAACAGCACCACAGCCCGTGAGATGGCGTCCATCTACGCTCAGGTGGATGCGGGCAACATCGTTGACGCGGCAGCGACCACCACGGTGGCTGGACTTGAGGCTGACTTGCTTGAGGCGCACCTTGCGACCTACAACGCTGGCGGCAACCCTGGCTATGCAGTGACTGACCCGTTGACGGCTGGCTACTTTGCGAACTTCGCACTGTCAGCAGGCCGTAACAGGGACATTCGCAATGAGCGTATGCTGGTGAACGTCATCGACATGTATGTCAGCACATACGGAGAGGTGGACGTGGTTCTGGATCGCAACATGACCCAGACCAATAACGCTATCCTGCTGGTTGACTTCAATTACCTGGCGACCCCTGTTCTCAGGGCGACTCGTGATTGGCCGATTGCCAAGGCAGGTGACTCTGACAAGCGTCAGATTCTGCGTGAAAGCACCTTCGCCGTTCTGAATACGAAGGCTCACGCCATCGTTGATAACGTCGGCAAGACCCTGACTGTTGCCTGATGGCTGGTCAGCGTCTAACGAAGGCGGTAGGGGACTACGTTCGGGGGTTCGCCTCTGAAGACGGGTCTCACTACCGTACTGAACGGCAAGACCTCGGCCCTGCTATACGCAGGGCTGAACTTATTCGAGAGGCCCAGGCTTATCACGGCACTGGGCAGTTTGATCGGCGCTATATAGGCTCAATTCCCGTTACTGTGTTGACGGACTGGCTGAAAAAGCGCGGATATACGCATGACCAATGGGCACGGAACGAGGGCGGAACGCGCTGTCCAGTTGGTGCAGACCCAATGCAGCATTGCCTGCATGACAATGGGGTCAGGTCCGAGTTTCTCAGGCATTTCCTGAGCAGGGACTACGCGAAGCTGCACACGCAGCACACGACAACACGCCCTGCTGGTGGCGAGGGCAAGATATGGGTTCCTGGTCATGATAACAACCTACGGCGAACTGAAAACAACGATAGCTGACTGGCTGGATCGTGAAGATTTAGCGGGTCGGATACCGCACTTTATCAAGCTCGCGGAGACCAAGGTCTACCGCACCCTTCGCACCCGCGAAAATGAGTTCACAAAGACGTGGACTGAAGTTGACGAGCCCTTATCCCCGATAGACCTCCCGCAGAACTTTCGTGAAGTTAAGCTCGTGATCCTTGATGATATCCCGCTGGAGAACATCTCCCCGCAGGAGTACCACGTCAGGGTGCGTAAGGGCAATGAGGGCACCAGGGCCTATTTCACGCTGATTGAGCGGAAGCTGTACGTCTACCCGTGGCCGACCGAGACCCCTGATGACTGGGGCACGTTCACGCTGGAGATGATTTACTACGGCACCGAGTCAATTACCGAGATGGCAACGTGGAACACGCCTACCAACCCCAATTCTGTCCCTGAAAGCCTCGGTAGTGCCCCTGAAACGTCCGTGAGGGAAGATGAGGCCACAACACGGCTGCTACAGGTGGCTCCAGATGTGTTGCTGTACGGGGCTCTCAGTGAGGCGTATGGCTATCTGATGCAGGTGGAAAAGAAAGCGGAATATCAGGCTATGTTTTCTGCGGCTGTAGCAGACCTTGAGCAAGAGGGTGCGATGGCTGACCTGACGGGAAGCACGGTAGGTGTTTCGAGTATCTATTTTGATGGGAGATTCTGATGCCAATTGAAGGTGCGGGTAGCATATCGGAGCTGGACCCAGTAAATCCAGACAGTAACGCCCCTGCTGGCGAGGGTGATGACCAGTTAAGGCAGCTAAAAGAGGTTCTGCTGGCGTCATTTCCAGCCCTTGACGGTCTGATTACCAACTCAGGCGCAACAGGGTCGTCGGGTGACGTTAATCCACCCGATGCGGCCACTTTTTCAAGGTTATTTACGGATGTGCGGTTCGCTGCGGCGGCGGCCATTCCTAAAAACGGGATTATCATGTTTAGCGGAGTCGAGACTGACATCCCGACAGGCTGGTATCTATGCAACGGCTCGAACGGTACGCCAGACCTGCGCAATCGCTTCATTTTAGGTGCTGACTACGAAAACAGCTACTACAAGGTCAATGATAACGGCGGCGAGACTTGGCGTAATGACGGCTTTTACTGGTATATCAATGGCACGGGCTCGATAGACGCAGAGGTGACGGTCAACGGTGACACTGGCACGACCAACATAAATGTTGATCAGGGCAACCACGCACATGGTTATTTGCCCCCGTTCTATGCGCTGGCACTCATCCAGTACAAGGGTGTCTAAATGTTTGTCAGAATCGGCGGGGTTGGCGCTACTGGTGTAATTCATGACACCGTAGGCGAGGCACTGTCGTCTGGGACGTGGACGGATGCGCTCAACATGCGATTCACGGGCGTCGAGATGCAGAAGATGCTCGAACCCGAAATCCTCTCATCGTTCCCGCTGGAAGTTACAACCGCCGTCTGGATGCAGTTCTGGGCTGACGGGCTCACCACCTTTTTGGCGGTGGCGACAGGCTCAAATATCTGGCTATACCGAAATAATGGCGTGGAGGATCACTCGTGGGTGAAGGCATCCCGCCCGCAAGAGTACAACACTGACGGGTACTGGGACTCGTTCGCGTGGGGCGATACCTGTATTTTCAATAATGGCATTGATCCACCTCAAATTTATAACGGTGACACTGGAAAGTTTGAGGATCTGCCACGGTGGGGGCTTATCTCCACCGCCGATGACATTTTTAACAACGACCCGCCCAGCAAGAAGGTCGCCGCGTCATGCGTCAAGCTGGTGCCGTTCAAGGGCTTTCTGGTTGCTATCGGCATCACTGAGAGCGGTCTTTACCAGCCCAACAAGGTCTGGTGGTCGGACATTACCAATGATGCTGGCTATGCGGGCTGCCCAAACTGGGATTATGAAACGCCTGCCAGTCTTTCGGGGCAGATTGTCGTTGACCCAGAAGGCGGTGCTATTCGCACGGGCGTCCAGCTAAACGAGCAATTGATTATCTACAATGATGCATCGTCCACCGCGATGTCTTTTGTCGGCGGGACGTATGTGATGCAGTTTCGCCGCCTGTTCAACAAGGGCGCTGCGGGCCTTCATGCGGTAGCTGAATTCAACAACCAGCATTTCTGTGTGAGTCAGGACCAGATATACCTGCATGATGGCAACCAGGTAAACCTGATCGCAAAGGACCGTGTTGAGGAGGAGTTTTTCAAGCGGATTGGCAAGGGGGGTCGATTTGGCGATGGTGCCGTTCTCTGGGATAGCCTGCAGGTGGTCAAGAACCCAGACCGCAAAGAGATCATTATCAGCTATACCGACCCTGTTACTGGAGGCAGCACCCAGGCACCGAGTACCTGCGTTCCTGTGACCATCGACCAGCAACCTGTA